ACCTGGCCTCGTACTTCCCCCATGTGTTCAAGGGCGACTGGGTGGTGCGTGCGGGCGACAAGACGGCCCGGTTCGTGAACCGGCACGACGCGATCGACTACGCGCGACGGCTCCTGAAAGAGGAGTCCTGGCCGACGGATCTGGTCGTGCGGCGCGAAGGGTGGTCGCCCGAGGCCGAGCTGTACCTGTCGCGGAAATCCTACTTCCGGTTGCGTGGAGCATTGGAGAGCGCGGCCGGCGAGGAGGCGGCGGTCGTCGGGATCGAGCGGGGAAAGATCCGCATCCGCCCCCGCCGGCGCTTCTTCTCGCACCTGCAACGACGCGAGGTGAATCTCCAGACGTTCGAGAAGGAGATCGTGCCGGCGCTGCGCACGTACTACTACCGGCTGGCGAAGAAGCTGGCGTTCGACCCGTTCCGCAAAGTGGCGCTCGACCTGCGCGACCGGATGCCCTGGGACGGCGGGTGGCGCGACTTCGCCGACGCCTACATCTCGGATATCCAGGGCGTGCCGCACGAGTGGGTGGAGAACGTGAACGCGAGCCTCGAGACGCTCACGGGCGGGCTCGTCCGGCCCTTCGCCCTGCAGCGGGCGGCGTCGCGCTGGCAGCAGGTCATGTCGTGGTGGCACCTCGGCTACTCGCCGGTCTCGGCGCTTGTGAACATCACGCAGACCTTCATCAACACCATCCCTGCCTTCCCCAAGGACGGGGCGAAGTGGGTCTGGACCGGCGCGCGCGCATTGGCTGCCAGCAACGAGGAGTCGCGCCGGGTGCTCGACGCCGTCGGGATCCAGCTCCAGCACCCCAAGTACCTGGCCGGGGAGTACCTGCCGCGCGGCATCAAGGTGAACGAGGACGCCTGGTTCATGCCGATGTACCTGTTCAATAAGGCAGAGGACGTGAACCGGGGGGTGGCGGCGCTCGCGAAGTACGCCGAGCAGCGGGCGGCCGGCCGCACGGAGGCGGACGCGATCGCCGCGGCGAAGGCGCTCGTGTACGACACGCAGTTCGACTACTCGCTCGCCGACTCGCCGCGCATCATGCGCAACCCGATCGGCCGCGCGTTCCTGCAGTTCAAGCAGTTCCCCATCAACCAGATTCTCTTTGCCGAGGACCTGTTCCGGTGGGGCACGCCGCGCCAGCGGGCGAAGTTCACCGCCTACCTGTTCGCGTTCGGCGGGCTCCGCGTCCTCGCGCTCGCCACGCCCCTGTTCATTGTCAACTGGCTGCTCGGGCAGACGGGCCTGTTCCGCGACGACGCGACCGGCGAGAAGCAGACGCCCTACGCGGCGCTCTGGGAGGAGCTGCGGACGGCTGGCGTCGACGTCTCCGCCGAGCCGCTGGTGCGCGCGGTGAAGTACGGCCTGCTCGCCCTGTTCGGCGTCCAGATCGCCGAGCGCGTCGGGTTTGGCGGCCCGCGCGAGTTCGACAGCACGCTCCCCGGGGCGAAGCTCAAGCAGATCGCCGATGCGCTGCGCTCCCCCAACCCGACCGAGCGCGAGCGGGCGATGCGCCGTGTCCTCCCGTCCGCGGTGAAGCGCCTGACCGACGCCTACGAAGCGGCCGAGTCGGGCCGGATCCGCGACCGCTTCGGGCGGGTCGTGGACGATAGCGTGAGCCTCACCGACATCGTCGGCCAGGGGCTCGGCATCCAGACCGTCGAGCAAGGCGAGCGGTTCGAGCGGCTCGACCGCGAGCGGAACGCCGGGGCGGCCTACGACAACAAGCGGAGCAACTACCTGGACCGCGCAGCCCGCGCCCTCGATCGCGACGGCCTGGGCGCTGCCATGCGCCTGGTGGACGAGGCGCGGCGCGACGGGGTCTACATCACGATCACGGACGTACGTGGCCGCCGCGAGCGGCTCAACCAGCCCGACCTTCGCCGGCGCGTGGAGGGCACCCCGCGCGATCTGCGGCCCGACTTGTTCACTCCCGAGGAGCGGCGCGGTACCGGCCCTCGCCCGCGTGGCGCCCCTCGGCCCCCGACTCGCCCGAGGCGCCAGTGACCTTCCCCGTTCCTCCGCCGCCAGAAGGTGCGAGTTGGTTCGAGCGGCACGTCATTCACCGCCTCGACACACTGGCCGAGCAGGTCGGCGTGATCGACACGAAGCTCGACGACGTGCGCCAGACCGTGCCCCGCCTCGAGGAGAGAGTGCGCCTCACCGCTGTCCTGTTCGGCGTGCTCGGCGGGTTCCTGCCCGCCGTCGCCCTGCTCATCTACTTCGCCATCAAGGGGGGACCGTGACCTACAAGTGGAGCGCGGGAAGGTATGTGCGGACGATTCTCGGGTGCCTGCTGTTCGTCGCGAACATGGTGTTCATCGGCGTCGAACTCTGGGCCTTGCTGCATGCCTGCAAGGCGGCCCCGGCGGGCACCTGCTCGGTGAAGCTCCCGTGGGAGAACATCGCGCTGCACGCGATGCTCCTCGTCGCGTCGTGGGCGCTCATCCATAAGGAGTCGCTCGTCGACGTGCTCCACGACCTCCCGCTCGTGGGCGGCATCATTCAGCGGCGGCCGCCGGCGTGACCGACTTCGCGCGCGCACTCACGATCGTCCTCAAGGCCGAGGGCGGGTACGTCCACGACGTGGACGACGCGGGCGGCGAGACCAATCTCGGCGTGACGAAAGCGGTGTGGGAAAAGTGGTGCGCCTCCCAGAAGCTTCCCGTGAAGGCGATGCCGGAGCTCGTGGTCGCGGACGTGTCCCCGCTCTACGCGGCGTGCTACTGGACGCCGGCGCGCTGCGGGGAGATGCCGTGGCCGCTGTCGCTGATTCACTTCGACGCGGCGGTCAACTCCGGGGTGACGATGGCGAACCGGCTCCTGCAGCGCGCGGTGGGCACCGGCGATGACGGCGTTCTCGGGCCGTTGACGATGGCGCGCGTCGCCGGTGCCGGGCCGCGGCAGGCGTACCGTTACCTCCTCGAGCGCGTGTTTTTCTACCGCGCCCTCGCCCGGAAGAACGCGAGCCAGGCAAAGTTCCTTGTGGGCGGGTGGCTAGCGCGTATCGAATCTCTCTACCGCGAGGTGTCGTGATGCCGCGGGTGCGTTTCTCGGTGCCACTGTGGGCGCTGGCCGCCGCGGCGCTGGTGCTCGTCGTCCTCGCGCGGTGGGACGGTGCCATCGGCCAACGGGACGCCGAGACAATCGCCGACGCGCGCCGGCTCCTCGCGCTCACCAAACCGTTCCACGCGCAGATCGCGCGACTCGCGTCCGAGCGGGATAGCGCGCTGGCGGTGGCGGCGCGCGCCCGGACGGCCGCGCAGGGGCTCGACACGACGATCGCGCGGCTGTCCGCCGACACCACGGTCATCGGGTTGCGCCTGCGGTTCCCGACGCTCAACGAGCTGCTCGTGTCCTACGAGCGGCGCGACTCCACGCGACTCCGCGAGATCCTCGCGCTCCAGGCGGCGCACGCCGCTGATGCGCGCGCGCTCCGCCTCGCGGTGCCGCGGGTCGTCGATCTTGAAGGTTCTCTCACGAAGGTCGTGGCGATCGCCGATTGTCACATCCTCGGCGTAAAGTTCCTGCCGCGCTGCCCGAGCCGGACGCTGTCGTTCGTCATCGGAACGGGCGTCGGCGTCGTGGTCGCTGTCGTGGTTGCGCAATGATCGGTGGGGCGCAGAGTGTTGCGCACCGGCGTCGGGCGCACTAGGATGCAGGTCCCTCACATCGGGTCGGGCAATGCTCAACCTGCATCCGTCACTCGAAGTCGTCTATGCGGTCGTCGCGGCGATCCCCGTTCTCGGCGCACGGCCCGGTGATGAAATCATCCTGCGTCCCTCTGACCCCGACTTCCCCATTGAAGTGCGCCGCACCTTCCCGATCGAAATGCTTGCGGCGATCCCCGACGCAGCCGTTAGGATGCTCGGCGCCGCGTCCGCTTTCGCCGCCCCGGCATCTGGCGCGCGCGATCGGCCTGTTCTTCCGCTAAGGCGAGCCGCTTCGCTGCGTGTTGGCTAGCGGCCTCGGTGTCGGTGTAGTTCGCCTCGAGGGCCTCGACAAACCGGCGGACCTCCGCCGTGACGGACTGAGCCCCGAGGCGGAACGAGCGGTCCGTCGCTTCGACGCCCTCCCCGGGCGGCAGGACCGGCCCATCGCCGGTGAGCAACCAATGGCCGTTCACCCCCAACGCTTCCGGTAGTCGCGCGAGCTTCTCCCCGTCGGGGAGCGCGCCCTTCGTAAACCACTCGATGACGGTCGGCCCCGCGGCGTGCACCCGCCGCGCCAGCTCGTTCTTCGTGATCCCCAACTGATCGAACCGTAGGCGGATTCGCCGGAGCAGCTCCTCCCCCTGCTTCGAACGGGCCTTCGCCACAGACACTCCCCCCTTGCGCGAGGTCGGCAGACCGACTAGGTTTACCGATGCGTCCTGCTATCGGTAAACCGAACAGGGGAGAATAGTGCGTACTCAGGCACCCGTCGCGCAAGACCTTTCCGAGGCGAAGCAGCGACTGATCGCCGTGCTGACGCCGCGGTCACTCCGGCGTCGGTCGCCGACGTCGCGGACGATTTCGCGCGGCTTCAAGGTGTCCAGTCGCGAAGCCCGCGCGCTGCGCGTGATGGCCCGTGCGCTCGGCGTGCCCTCCGATACGGGCGCGGTCCTCCTCCGCGCCTTCAGCCTCCAGGACGTGATGGAGATGTACGACCGCCACCTCGCGGAACGTCAGGCGGTTCGCCAAAGCGCGTAGGCCAGCCCCCCGCCGGCGGGTCGTGCCGGCCACTGTGGTCGAGTCTCGGAGGTCGTTATGAGCAGCCCAGTCGCAGGACTCTCACCCGCGCAGGTAGAGATTCGGAAGTCCGGCCTCGGCGCGTCGGAGATCGCCGCCATCGCGGGGCTCGATCCCTACCGCAACGCCCTTGACGTCTTTCTCACCAAGACCGGCCAGGCGCCGCCGTTCGAGGGCAACGAGTTCACCCGGTGGGGCAACCGCCTCGAGGCGGTGATCGCCGACGAGTACGCCGAGCGCCTCGGCGTCACGGTGAGCGCGCCCGGCGCGACGCTCCGGCACGCGACCGAGACGTGGATGCTCGCGACGCCCGACCGCCTCGTCCTGACCGACGACCCGAACGTGTCGTGGGGCCTCGAGTGCAAGTCGCGCGGGCACCGGCAGGCGGAGCGGTGGGGTGAGCACGGGACGGACGAGGTGCCACACGACGTCGCCGCGCAGTGCCACTGGTCGATGGCTGTCACCGGGCTCGCGCGGTGGGACGTGGCGGTGCTGATCGGCGGCAACGACTTCCGCGTCTACACGCTGGAGCGTGACGAGGCGATCGCCGCCGGCCTCATCGACATCGGTCGGCGGTTCTGGTTCGACCACGTCGTCGCGGGGGTGCACCCGCCGCTCGACGGCTCCGACACCGCGCACGCCTTCATCGCCAAGAAGTACCCGCTGCACTCCGACGAACTCGTCGACGCACCGGCGGACATCGTCGAGCAGGTGAAGATCCTGACCGTGCACAAGCAGGCGATTGAGCGGCACGAGACCGCCAAGTCGGCGATCGAGGTCACGCTCAAAGACTTCATCGGCACGCGGCTCGGCGCCATCCTGCCGTTCGGCAAGGTGACGTGGAAGCAGATCGCGTCGGGCGGCGTGGACTACAAGGCCGTCGCCACGGCGCTCAACGCGTCGAAGGAGTTGATCGCGGAGCACACGCGGCCGGGGTATCGCCGCTTGCTCGCCCAGGTCCGGGTCGAGGACATCCCGGTCGAGGGCGCGTAGTCCAACACCCAACGTCTCGGAGGTCGTATGACGCAACCCAGTGGCAGCACCCAGGAGCCGGGCACGGCGCTCGCGCCGTCGTCCGAGAACGCGCTGGCGGAGACCACCAGTACCGCGGTCGCCGCGCGTGAGAAGGCGGCGGTCGAGGCGCGGTTCCTCGTCGCCATGCACCGGCCCCGCAACCCCGACCAGGCGCGGCTCAGGATCCTCGACGCCTGCAAGCGCCCGCGGTTCGCCGAGAACGCGCGCTACTCAAAGCCGGTGGGCGACAAGCGTGTCACCGGGCTCTCGATTCGGTTCGCCGAGGAGGCGGGCCGGGCGTGGGGCAACATCGACATCGCGGCGGTGATCGTGTTCGACGATCGCGAGCGGCGCATCTACCGCGTCACCGGCACCGACCTTGAGACGAACGCCACGCAGCACCAGGACGTCATCGTCGAGAAAGTCGTCGAGCGCCGGAACCCGCGGCCCGGGCAGACGGTCATCGGGTCGCGCACCAACTCGACGGGCTCGAAGGTCTACTTGATCGAGGCCAGCGAGGACGAGCTCCTGAACAAAGCCAACGCCATGCTCTCGAAGGCGCGGCGGAACGTGATGCTGATGCTCATCCCGTCTGACGTGTGCGAGGAGGCGGAGGAGCAGGCGATCGCGACCCTCGCCGACCGCGCGGCGAAGGACCCCGCCGGCGAGCGCAAGCGCATCACCGAGGCGTTCTGGACGCTCGGCGTCACGCCGGAGCAGATCGTGGACTTCCTCGGGAAGCCGCTCGAGGCGTTGAACCCCGCCGAGCTGAACCTCCTGCGCACCGTCTACACCGCGATTCGAGATGGAGAGACGACATGGGGGGTGGCGGTCGAGGAACTGAAGGCGAAGAAGCCGGGGGCGGCACCGGCCGCACCGGCGGCACCGACCAAGGGGGCGGCTGGACTCAAAGAAAAAATCGGAGCGAAGGCCGCACCGGCAGCGCCCGAGCAGCTCGCCCCCGCTCCTGCGGCCGGCCCGCTCGTCGAGGAAGCGGTCACGTTCCCGGACGACGACGACCTGTAAGGGGAGCGCACAATGCCAGATAACGTCGAGTTGCCGGTGCACCCGGAGCCCACCGGGCGCTGGCTCCACTTCGATGCCCGTGGGAGCGAAGTCGCGGTGCGACACGCGCCGCACCCGATGTGCCCGCTCAGTGGCCGCCACCCCGGGCCGGATTGTGGGCTGACCGGGGGATGCTGGCGACCGCGGGACTAAAGAGGACGCCAAGTAACTAGTGAAGCACCGGGCGCGGGTACGCCAGGTCCAGCCGGGTGTGGGTGACCGCGCCCCTGGGATGCCGCCTCGCACGCGGCTTAAGCGAACCGAGCCACCTCGCGCATCCCTCGACGCCCGGTGTTTTTCTAAGCAGGAGACGACGATGCCGAGAGGTACAAGCCCAGAATGTGTTGCCCGTCGCCGCAGTTACCAGGCGGCGAGACAGAAGCGGAAATACCACACCGACCCAGCATGGCGGCGAGTTGAGCTTGACCGTCAGCGCGCGGGGAGATTGCGGCGGCGCTACGGGTTGTCGGTTGTCGCCTTCGACGCTCTCTGGAAGGCGCAGGATGGGCGGTGTGCTCTGTGCCCATCTGCGCTTCATCGTGGGCGTGGTGGCTGCAACGTGGATCACGACCACGCGACCAGTCGAGTTCGGGGCTTGCTCTGCCACATCTGTAACCGCGCGCTCGGTGCCTACGAGCGGGTGCGCAAACATTGGAACGCGAGCAGGCTGGAAAGTTATCTCGCTGGGTGACTCGCGTACTCTCGACGCCCGGGTTTCTCATGGAGGGACGATGGCCGAACAGGCGGTGACGAAAGCGTGGGGGTCGGCCGAGCAGGAGAACCTCGCGTGCGAGGCGGTCGCCGAGGACGTGGCGGCCAGCCACACCGTGCGCCCGGGTCAGGTCGCGAGCGAATACGAGAAGGGTGTGATCTACGCCGCTGTCGCGATCGCCGCGCGCATCCGCGCCCGCCGGCAGGAGCGCGATGAGCCGCCCACTGGACCGAGTCCGTTCTAGGAGACCCATGACTTTTCTCACATTGGACATTGAGACGGTACCGCAGGCGCGGTACGTGACGCCGGGAGCCTTCAACGTTCTCGACACCTTCATGTCCGGTCACAGCCCGACCATCCTCCGGGAGTTGGAATCCGCCATCGAGCTCGGGGAAGCGCCGGTCGCCGAGACCGGCGTCTGTCCCGCGCTGCACGCGAGCACGTGCCACATCGTTCAGGTGTCGTTCGGCTGGCGGCACGAGGGCGCGCCGGTGTGTCGCGTGATTCAGTCGGACGACTACTACGCCGAGTGGGCGGCGATTCAGCCGCCCGACGCGCTCCCGTCGCCAGCGACCGTTGAACGGGCGCTCCTCACAGACGCGCTCGGGGTCCTCGCCGGTGCGACGAGTAAGCGCACGACCGTCGTGTCGTTCAACGGGAAGCAGTTTGACGTGCCAATGCTCCGAGCCAGGGCGGCGTTGCTGCGGTTGCAGGCGACCGCGCTGCCCTGGCGCCGGTTGCTGTACCCCTACAGCGACGACCAGCACGCCGACCTCCGCCTCGTCATCGGCTCCGACAACCGCTACGCCAAGGGCACGCTCCAGTGGTGGGCCGATGCGTTCGGGATCCACGCCGAGGAGCACGGGGCCGACGTGTTCGGGTGGGTCAACGCCGCGCCGCCCGAGTGGGAGAAGCTGCGCGCGTACGGCGAGGTCGAGGCGCGCACGCTCGTCGAGCTGTTCGAGGCCGTCCAGGGGGTGCTGTGAAGCTCAAGAAGCGGTACCGGCTGACGATCTGGCGGCGCGAGCCCGAGCGGCCTGGCACGCCGGCGCACTGGTGCAAAACCGATACCCGGGAGCTGGATGCGAAGCAGGCCGACCTCCTCCAGGGCATCGCGACCAACATGGGGTGGAGCACCGCCTACCGCTGGTGCGACACCGGCCAGGAAATCGCCGGGCGACTCATCACCGTCGAGCGATTGCCGTGACCGCCGAGCAGCACCCCGACTTCCTCGCAGCCCCGCCCGAGCACCAGTGGGGCGGGTCGCTTGCGGAGCTGGCGCAGCGCCTGCGCGACGAGGCGTGGAAGCTCAGGGGCCGCGAGGTGTGGTACGTCCTGCCGCGCGGCGCGGTCGTCGGCATGCGCATCAACGAGGGGAGCTTTCGGAAAGAGCTGCGCATCACGCGCCGGCTGCGGCGGCCGTGGAGCGACAAGAGTCAGGCGCTGTGGGAGACCGAGCTGCGGGTGTTCCTTGAGAACCTCGGCTGCACCGAGTGGAGACGCACGAAGGACGCGATCGAGAAGATCGGCGACGGCCCTGCGACCGTGGAGGCGGTGTTCATCGAAGCCGCGCCCATCGGCGCCAAGACGGCGATGCTCAAGTGCCCGCGCTGCGACAAGGATTTCGAGCCGCACCCCGACGATAAGCTCTACCGTGAGGCCATCTGTACGCCCTGCGCGCAGCGGCTCGGAGCCGAGGAGGTTGCGTTCCGGCGGGCGGAACGCGTATCATCGAGCCCCCCGGGAGGAACCGCGTGACGCTGACCTACGACGCCACTAAACGCGAGTTCGTTGGCGCCGTGCGGTTCGGTGACGGCGACCGCGAGGTCCGC